CGCTTCTCTCCGTACTGGCCGCGCCACATATCGCCCGCCATAGGTGCCGCAATTGCCTCCGCTTTCGTTCTCATACTCCCTCCACCGCCGCCAACACCGCCAGCATCACGGCCTCGGACCAAACCCGCGCGTTGCCCTCAGTCGACGCCTTCGCAATCGGGTGCCGTAGCCGCACGCAGAATGTATGGCTGGCCGCCGTCCACCAGCCATCAACACACCACCCGTCCATCTGTATCGCCGCCAGCACCATCGCCGCGGCTGCGGGGTCGCGCGGCCAGTCGGGGATAACGCAATCACAAAGCCATTTTGGCCGCTGTCCGGGGTCGGTCAGCCATAGTCGGCCTTCAAACTCGAATACCTGCCACTCCATCACCCGTTCAGCGATCAGGCGAGATTCAGCTAAGTTCCAGGGGCGGGTCATAGTTGGGCCTCTTGCTCCAAAAGAAACTCCTCCGCGAACCAGTCACCCATTCCCAGCTCCGCCAGCGGGTGCCCGTCCGCGATGTACCGCGCTGCCGCTTCGCGCTGCTCGCGCTGGGCGGTGGCGATGGGGTTGTCAGTCGATGGCATCAAATAACCCTCCCTGCGCGCCGGCGTATGCCTCCGCGCTCTTTAAGTGCTTGATGGCCGTTGAAAAGTAACCCGGCTTCAACTCGATGCCGATGAACTTGCGCCCCTCGTCCAGCGCGACAAACCCCTCTGAGCCGACGCCAGCGAACGGAGACAATACGACATCTCCGGGCGACGACCACAGTTCCAGGCACCGGCGAATCAACCCGAGCTGCAGCGGGCAGATGTGCTTTTCGTCCTTTTCATCGCGGGCGATGCGAAAGTTGAGCACGTCCGTTTGGTCGATATCCCACCAGACCGGCTCCGCGTATCGCCGCCAAATCTCCACGCTGGTCCGCCCGTCGCGGCCTTTGCGGGCGTATTTCGAAGGGTGCTGGTCGGTTTCGCGCGGATCTTGCGCCTGGTCGCCAATGTATCGAGTAAACCCGTTCGGGCGCTCGATTGGCTTCGTGCTGAGATTGTCACCGGGCGGTGTCTTGCGGAACGCCAACACGTAGTCCGCCATGCCCTGCCGTATCTGCGACGAGTCGCGCATGACGGTCTTGTGCAGTAGCCCGTTGTTATTCGTGCGCTCGCGCTCGGTTACCGGGCACTTCCACACCGTCACGCGGCTATGGAACGTCCACCCGGCGCGCTCCATAGCGGCGATGCACTGGCCTGGAAAGTCTCGCAATCCGCTGGCTCCGTCGCTATTGCGATACGTGGGCAAGTCTTTGACGTGCATCACACACAGCCGCCCCGTTGTCGTCACGCGAAGCAGTTCCGGCGCAAGGAAGCCGAAGTGCGCAAAGAACTCCTCATCACTCGCGCAGTTGCCCATATCGGCCTCTGAGTCCGAATACGTGTACAGGCTGGAAAACGGCGGCGAAAATACCGTCAGGTCTACTGACTCGTCGGGTATGCCCTTGATGACTTCGCAGCAGTCGCCATTGTAAAGCGCCCAATTGCGGCCGTGCCGCTCGTCTAAAATCACGTTCATTAGATCCACCTCGGAAGCTTCATCTGTTTTGTGCCGACGGCCGATGCAAGTTGCCGCCGCCCTGTACCGTTTTGAATTGCCGCCATCGCATGAACCATGGCCGCTTTCATTTCTTCGTGCTTTTTCTGCTTTTCGCGGATCGTCTTTAGAACAGGGCCCTCGGTCTCCGCGATGACCATGTAGGCGTCAACCGGCCGCGTCTGCCCAAACCTCCACGACCGACGCACGGCCTGATAGAACTGTTCGTATGAGTATGACAGCCCACAAAAAATGTGCTTATTGCAGTGCTGCCAGTTCATGCCGAATCCCGCGATGCTCGGCTTCGTGACGATGCGCTGGAACGCGCCATTCGTGAACCCGAGTAGTTTCTCTTCCTTCGCTTCCGTGCGCTCGTCGCCGCGTACTTCAATAGCGCCGTCGATAACCCGCATGAGCTCGTCGGCCTCGTAGTTGGTGTTGCACCAGATACACCACGGCTCTTTGCTATCGCCGATAATCTCGGCAACTCGCGCGGCCCGCGCCGGCGCAGTAAGCCGCATCTCCCGATGTAGTCCAGTGGCCGAAACGTCCGCCACTCGAAAGAGTTGCCCGTTGGCGTTGATGGATTGATCGACGGCAACGACCTCTTCGTGGATATTCAGCGCGGGCATCACCCACCCGTCGTCAGAAAATCCAAGGTCTGACGGCTTCTCCATGCACACTGACCACGACGCCACCCACCGCCAGTAATCGGCTTCCGCGTGCCCTTTCAGCCGGTATCCGCCCGCCTTCATGGTGTCGTTAAGGAACCAGCGC